TCTAGTTCGGCAGCAATAGCTGCCGGTTCAAACCCGGTTTCGTAGGCAACGCGCTGTACTTCCGCTTCGTGAAGAAGATGGTCAGCTGCCCACTCATCAGCTTCACGCTCTGCTTGCGGGGTGGAACAGTCATGGGCGTAATAGGCGTGTCCTAGTTCGTGGGCTACTGCGCACGCTCGTGTGACGGGATCGAGCCCAGCCCGAACGTAAACTGCCCGGCCGGGACGGTAAAACACCGCATTGTATGAGGTATCTAATCGTTTGCTTTCGACGACCGTGATACCCATGGAGAGAGCCAAATCATCAATAGGTAGATTCATTTATCCCTCTATTTCTATTATGGGGAAGGTAAATGAATTATAGGCAAGGGTTAAGGTTTTGCTCAATAAAGTGAGATATTTCCCACTTTGATATCCGGGGGGAAAGTATAAAAAGAAATTTATAGATACATGTAATTGGCTGGTTTTGACCGGAATTAGGGGGTATTTTCTTCCAATGGCGGCGTGTGCTTCTGAGCTGCGAATTTGACTTTCCCCGCATTGATCTGCTCAATGATCGCATCATGATCCACCTCGGTAGAAACATCCGGCTTGGGCTCAGGTTTTAGTTCATTTACTATGTCATTGCGGGAAGGATCACTCGGCGTTACTTGGTGGCGGTTCCCCTGTAGCCTTTGCTCGGCTTTGTCTATTGGCTCGTCAAAAGCTTTTGATCCCAATTTCAAGCGACGCAGAATCTCGGCGCATAGTTCATCTTCACTTGCTGTTTTTAAGACAGTTTTGGTACTGGGGGTGTTTGTCCAGTGCGCGTCAATAAAGCCCAATTCGACGAGCGCATGTATGGGGTTTGCCTTGTATGACTTTGCTATCAACAGTACGTTATCGACACTAAGCTCTCCACGTTCGACCTGTCTGTATAAGGTACGGCGTGGTGTGCCAGTTTTTCTTGCAATGGTGCTTACGTCGTCACCATTGGTTATCTTTCTCATCCACTGGATGCTATTCATAGCTTGAATTTTACTTTATTTCACGTCTTTGGTGCCAATTTGACACGAAGTTTGTCCAGCTAGATAAAGATTTTGGCAAAGCGCGCTTGCAAGTCTCTCGTATTTGTGCCAAAATGGCAATACAGTGTCAAAACGGCACTCTAGAGATTGGTTGGATAGCTAATGTTTTATGTTCTCAAGTCTGATGCGCTTGATAAGGCCAGGCAGATTCACGGGCTTACTAGTGATGAAAAGCTAGCGGCGACTCTGGGGGTTACCTCACAAACCGTACGCAACCTTCGGAACGGAAAATACACGCCTAGCGTGGCAACACTCGTAAGGATTCGGGATCTGGTCGGTGGGCCGATAGATGATCTGATTGTCGAACAAAAAGCCGAATCTGCCCCTGCTGCGTGATTCACGCCGGGGCGTCGTAAAGCAAAGAAAGGAAAAGGATGCGTGAGGTAGTGATTGCCCCGCAGTGGCTGACGGTCAAGCAGGCTGCGGAGTATATGCAGGTTAGCACGGACACGGTGGAGAAATTAATCGCGGAGAAAGCGTTGGTGGCGACGTATTTCAGCCAGCGTACCCGGCGGATTAACCGTGACTCGATCGAAGCGCTAGCGAAGAAAAATCTGGTTTAGAAGGAGTTGATTGTGATGGGTGCAGATATTGATCTGGATGGGGCCGTGTATGTTCTTGCGGGTGTGTCCCCGGCGGGTTTGACCGCTGATGAGGCGGATGCGTTTCGGGAAGCTTGTGGGCGCGATTTTGTGAAGAACAAGAGTGCGAAAGATCCTGAGGGTCAGGGGCTTGACGCATTGGTGAAAGAGACCTTGGCGGGACTGCAATTGTCGGAAAAGGATTTGGATGAGCGGCAGTTGGCTAATGTTCGGACGGTTTGCGGTGCTTACCGTTACCTTGCTGGTGTCTTGACGGCTAAGGGCGGTACGGCGTCTGAGGATTCTGCTGAGGACCAGGACGCTTCTGAAGAATCGTTGGGTGATGTGCTGGTGGAGGTGTCTAACCCTCGTGTAGAGGTGCAGATCACCACGACAGGCGTGATGATCCGTCCGAAAACCGGGGAACAGCGCCTGTGGCTGAGTACCGCTGACGCGAAGTTTCTGGCGACGGTGGTCAATAACCGGCCGGGATTGGTGAGTAATACGTGGTTTACCGCGTGAGGGACAGGCTTTACTGTCCCTCACGGATCCTAGATTAGCCAATCGTTACGTGGGGTATCGGAAATTTCGAAGAAGAATGGAATATTTTCACTGAAATTGAGCGAGACAGTGGTTCCATTCGGAGTCTTGAAAGTCACGATCCCTGGGAACACTCCTTGAAGCAGTCCTTCAATAGCTTCTTTGTTCCCCTCGTCAACTTTAAAAGAGAAAAACGACCCCGCGTATTTGATTTGCATGTACATGTAGTCACCTCCTTCCCAGGGTGAGTGGCCCTAGGGGAAGGATAACCCCCGAGAGAAAGTAAGTGGAAGTAGAAGAAATGACAGGAACGAGTGATTCTGTGGCGGTTGCCATAGCTGAGCGGTATCTGGCGGATACGGTCGAGCATTTTCAAGTTTGGGAGGCGCATTATCCCAAGCCTGAAGGCGACCCCAGCCAAGGGGCTTTGGACTCGTCAGAAGAGGCTTCTGTTCGTTTGATCGAAATAATCCTGGAATACGCCAAAGAGACCGAGGATGCGTTGCTTCGCGTTGGCACTGCTTTTGACGCGAATTTTACTTACGCGACTGCGATAAGGCTTGCCGAGGATGGTGGCGCTTATTCCGTTCGTGGAGTCAAACTGAGCAGTGACCGTTTGGGCTGGTCTGTTGTTGAATTGAGCATTACCACTGTGCGACGTATTGCGTATTTTTGCCGGCAACGATCGCTTGTTGATCGTATCCGGGTTTATGGCCAGTTGGTGCACTATTTTCATGGGTTACTGGGGCCTTGGAAAAGTGTTGCGGCTGATGTTTCAAGTGAGTGCATTTCCGGCTTAATCATAGCTATTGAGCTGTTGGTGGGGTCGCTTAAGGAGTACCACAGTGAGGGGCATGGTGCCGTCGTAAAGCAGGATCAGGAAGTCTCCTAATGGCGTCGCGTTATATGTCAACCCGGGAAGCCGCGGAGTATCTGCGGATTTCAACCCGTACCCTGCAGCGCTATGCCAGGGAGGGGCGACTGTCTCGGATCCGGCTTTCAAGGCAAAAGATTTTGTATATCCGTGCGGAGGTAGAGGAGCTGGTGGAGCGCAACACCTATCGCATTTAGACAGGCATCTCAGCCCCGTTGCCGGCGGGTTATCCGGCACCAGGCCCATGAAATGGCTGCATCCTTCCGGGCTTCATGTGGATGCTGTGGGTTCGACTCCCGCCATGGGCACCAAGCGCCACGAGGTGTGGTGCGTAAACCTCTTCGAGAGAAAGGAATAGCAATGATGAGTAGTGCGGATTTGGGGGCTGGTGTGGTTGATATGAGCATCCCAGTGAGCGATGGCGCCCCTATCCAGTTCCATTTGCACCTGCACGCAGACACCGATCAGGATTGCACGATCGACCTGGTGTCCACGGAGGAAGGAATTCAGATTCGGCTCCGGGGTGCGCAGCCAGTGGATGATGGTGTTTTGGATGCGTTGACTGATGAGCCGATTGCTGATGCTACTGCTGTTTCGGACGTGGATGACCCGATTGATACTGCTGTGGATGATCTCCTGAAGCGTTGGGATGACGAGTGTGATGGCGATGATGATGGTGCTGCCGCAGGGGAAGCCGCCCAGGGCGACTCGTATCCTGCTCCGAAGCCGTTACCGCAGGATGATGCCACGCACGTGTACCTGGGAAAGCTTTTCGACTGGACCATCGCTGAGCGCGTCGAGGATGGCGTGGTCTTCACCCGTGGGGATCATGAGCTGTTCCGTGTGCCGGAGGAGCGGTTTGAGGAGATGCGCCAGTTGTTCGTCCTGGAGGATACCGGGCTTATCACCATGCATGTTGATGGTTTCCGTGTCGTCCGTGAGGGTTGGGATGCGTGCATCTTTGATGGTGACATCTTCTTTGAAGCGATTCCCACATCCAAGTTCGCACTGTTGAGCCGCCTGTTCACATAGCTGCCAGCCTCACCCAACCCCCTTGATAACTTTGGTCCCCCGCTGGGGAAGGCGGGGGACTGCATAAAACACATTCCCAAGACCAGAAAGGAAGGGAAAATGTCCTGGAAACGTATTGGACAGTCTAACACTTACGAGGCCCACTTGGCGCACAAGTCGCTACGCCGTCACGCTGCGGGGAAGAAAATGACCGCTGCTGGGCGGCGGGCGATGTTGAACATGGGCTACATCGACGAGGACGGTGTGATCACCGTGATTGGCAAGCATGTGCTCCGCGGTGGCGACTAACCGCTATGGCGCAATTGAAATGAAAGAAGGAAATGATGACCAACAATATTGATGCGCGGTTTGATTACCGCACCCTGGATGCTGAGACCCGCAAGCGGCGGGTTCAGATGGGCAAGAAGATCAAGACCCTGGCGACCGAGCTGGATACTCTGCTGGCTGATGGCTGGGAGAAGAAACAAGCACTGCTGCGTCTGGAGGAGACCATGATGTGGGCCAACGCGGCTATTGCGCGGGAAGGAAAACAATCATGAGCCAGCTGCAATTGAAATTGCGGATCCGGTTCCGGCCGGGGGTGAAGCGGAATGGTCTTTTCGGCGTGCTTACTGGCGACTCATACCCGGATTTGTGGGAAGTGCTGTGGGGCGGGGAGTTGATCGCGTCGTTCCGCAGCTGGGGTGACGCGGTGGCTTACGCCCACATGAAACTCGTTGAGGCCCAACAAGAACGATATATGGCGTTAGTGCGGACCGCTACTCGGCCTCGTCGCCAGTTAGCGTTGGAGGCTGCATAATGACGAATCTTAACTATCTTGAGGCGGATGCGGCGTTGATCGTTGCTTGTCTGCCTGAGGAGATCGACGACGAAATCACGCAGCAGGAGCAGCTGGCGTTGTTCTACACCTATGCGCTGCTGATGCGTGCGAAGGGCGTCGATACGCAGCTGGAGGATGTGCATGATGCGTGGGCGGCTTGGGCGTCTGCTGCCCGGCCAGACCATCCTGCGCTGGTGCCTTTTGAGGAGCTCACGCCTGAGATTCAGGCCTTGGATAAGCCGTTCTTGGAGGCTATCCG